TAATGGTAAGAAAAATGGAAACGGAACTACAACTACAAAAACAAAACAATGAAGAAATGGATTCTTCTCTTAGCACTGTTGTCACCCGCAGTAGCGAGAGCAAACACAATTACACCTCAGTTTACACAGGGGAGTATGAACTCGACTACCACCACAACTCAGACAATAAACGAAACTATAAATCAAGAAATTTATGGGGCGGAACTAAAGACTTGGTCTGGAACAAATGTAAATGCATCTGGAGACATTGCAGATACAGCAACAACCTTCAGCATAAATACAGCTGGAGCGGACTTTCAGTTAGAAATAACAGAAAGAGCAGCGGGAATAATCGAAACAATAGATACAGTAAGGGATATCACAACAGATTCCACTACTACTTCTTACTCAGTCTTCTCACAATAAGTCCAGCGTATGCTGATAGCAAACCAGAGACTAATAACGTTAGTAACCCCGTAGCTGCTGCAACGGGAAATGTGACGAATCAGGCGGTGCAATTTCAAAATAATGGAGCACCGTCTCGTCAACATTATGGTTCTGCTATTAGTTGTAATGGATCTACTATGACTTTCTCTCCGTTTTATATGGGCAACCATAGCAAACCTTGGGAAATAAATGAAGATCTGGGAATGAATCCTTCTAGTTATACAATGGCTGAAAACTGGGGGTTCCAAGTTAACTTTATGGTCCCTCTAGATAAGCGTGGCTTAGAACAATGCAGACGAATGGCTGCAAGACAAGAAGAAAAAATGAGACTCGACTACGAGCTTACTCGTGCATTGAAATGTGCACAATTACAAAAATCAGGTTTTACGTTATTAGATAAATCGCGTGTCTATGACATGTGTTCAGACGTAGTACCAATAAAATCAACCCAACCTAAAAAAATAGAAAATGTTAGCACTAATAAAACCTCTCGTTTTAACATCTTTAAAAAGCGATAAGTTCAAGAAATTTGTAGTAGACCTACTAGAAAAGTTAGTTGAATCTACAGATAACGAGCTGGATGATAAAGCATTAGCAATTGTAAAAAAAGGTTTAGGCATTGAATAATGGCAAAACAAGGCTTATACGCAAACATCAATAAGCGTAAGAAGGCTGGTACTAGTAGACCTAAGTCTAAAAGTACTATTACTACTAAAGCTTATAAAAATATGAAAGCTGGATTTCCTAAGAAAAAGGCTAAATATTAAGGGTACAAATACCCTTGGACAAATTTACAAGCCCCTTACAGGCGATTCTGAAGGGGCAATTTTTATGAAAATGGCAAAAAATGGAAGATGAACTGACAAATTTTCGTAATTGGTACTTAAAAACAAGCCCACCAATTTTAGTGCCTTATAACCATTTTGTTCATTTTGTTGAAGGAGTAACTGGACTAACTATTTTTAGAAACGGTCCTTTTCAAGTTCAACTTTTTATAGCTGCCCCTAATACTGTTATACCTAATCATACACACCCTAATGTTGACTCATATGAAGTTGCATTAAATGGAATGGAATTTTTTTTAAATGATGAAGTTACTTTGTCAAGAGAAATGACTGATACACAAAATGGTAAATATTCAGCTGCTATTTATGAAACTGTTAGGGTTTACCCGGATTGCCCACATGGTGGTATTGCGGGAAAAAATGGTGGTTCTTTTATGTCTATCCAACATTGGTTGAATGGTGTTAAACCTACTTCAGTCGGTAATGATTGGGAAGGTGTCACTATGGGAAATTGTCATACAAATCAAGTATTAACTACAGAAGTAAATGAAAAAGGCAACTGAAGAGCAATTTAATGAACTCCACCAGTTAGTCACTAAAGAATTTTTAGAAAGAGTAAAAAGCGGAGAAGCTACAACTCAAGACTTGAAAGCAGCCTGTGACTGGCTGAAGTCAAACGATATAAACGGTGTTGCATACGATGGCAACCCACTATCGAAGCTGGCAAAAGTATTACCAGAAATAGATCCAGAATTAGTAAAGAGCAAACTCTATGCCAAACAAAGGAGCTAAGTACGCCAACGGTAATTATAAAGCTCAACAAAAAGCGTACAACAAAACAAAAAAAGGATTGAAATTACGTGTCAATGCAAACAAGCTTAATCGGAAACTTGGTACCTACGGAAATGGTGATGGGCTCGACGCTGCTCACTATAAGGGGAGTACTACCAAAGGTAGAAAACAAAAACCCTCAGTTAACCGAAAAAGCAGAACGAAACGTAAATGACCCCTCTACTACCTAGTCCAAAATATTACTTACACAACTTAATAACCATGACAAGTTCAGATTCTAAACGGCTCTGGAGAAGAGCTATTAAAGAGCACTTCAATTGTACATGTGTTTATTGCGGAGAAAATTATGAATTACACGAACTTACACTCGATCATGTCAAACCTCGTTGCAGAGGTGGAGAAGATCTCACAACTAATGTTGTCCCTGCTTGTCGGAAATGTAACCAAGACAAAGGTAGTAGTCATTGGCTCAGATGGTGTCGCGAGACATTTGGACATCGACCAATTAGAGAACAAGTTATAAGCGATCATATTGCAGCCTAACTTTCCACATTCGTACACATACAGCCCCGTAAGGGGTTTTTTTTATGGAAAAGACTAAAAAGTCATGGGACTTTTTTAACAAAAAAGGAAAAGAACTTTTAAAAATAAATCCAGATATAACACCCGGTGAGGTTAGAAATGTTCTCGAAGAAGAACATGGAAAAATGCACTGGAATGCAAAAGGTGAAGTTCCTAAAAAAGGTGAAAAAGGTTATGACTATAAGTTTAAACCGATGGGTCGTGATAAAAAAACTGGAAACAAAAAACCTTTTTACAGAGAAAATTTAGAAGGCAAAAAGAATAGAAATATAACTAACATTGCCAATAGAGGAGTTGGAGTCAAACAACAAACTGTTGGTGACAAAACATTTCCAAAGCCTACAAAAGCAACAAAAGGTTTAGAGCTACATCACAAAAGAGGTTTAAATTTTTTAAGGTCTTTATATAACGGATTAAATAAAGAAGAAGCTAAAGAACTTTCTGAATTTTTTGTTAAAAATAAATTCCCCCTAGGAGATAAATACGAAAATGTATCTATCTTGCCTAAAGGACCTCATAGGCATCTGCACCGCTACATGGAGAAAGAAGGCTATACAGAAGGAAAACTTCCTGACTTTAAAAATAAAAGTCTTGCACAAAGAAAAGAATTTGCAAAAAAAACCTTGTTTCCAATCTTTGCAGATACTGATAGAAAGAGCATGAAGATCATGCAAGATTACGCTCGTAAATACCCAGAAAAATATAAAGGTACTTATGGAGATGCTCTTAAGATTAATAAAAATATTAAACTTGGTCGTAAAGCTTTAAAACTACTTCCTTTAGGAGCATTAGGTGGATACCTTAGTGGTCTTGAAGCAAAAGAAAGAGAAGCTTTAGCTGCTAAAACAGGAAACCGTTTAGACAAAATACAAGCCGGAATATCTAGGTTTGAACAAGCGACTGATTATGCAGGGGCAGTACCCGGTCCACAATCGTTAATAACTGAACCAGCTGGATTAGCTGCTGCTGGAACTAACTTATTTCTTGATGCAGCTAGATTTAAACGAGATGGTCCCATGCTGGGCTCTAGAAGCCGTTTTAAGCTACGT